GGACGAGATCAATCACAGGCGAAGCAAGAGCCTGCATCTGCTCAACAGCCGCAAGGTGATCAGCGAAAAGGGCGCGGTTGACGATATCGAGATCAGTCGTCGCGAATGGGCCAAGGCGGATGGTTGGGTAGAGATCAATCCCGGCCTGAAGATGGAGCCTGACAATTCGACGCTGAACGATTTCAAGGGGCAACTCGAACTGCTGCAAGAGGCCAAGAACGAGATCGAGAATTTCGGGCCTAACCCGGCACTGATCGGGCAGGGACTGGAGGACAGTTCGGGGCGGGCCATCCAGTTGCTACAGCAGGCCGGCATTGCCGAGCTTGGGCCGTATCTGACGGCGTACAAGAACTGGAAAATCCGGGTCTATCGTGACATCTGGAACATCGTGCAGCGGCACTGGAAGCAGGAGCGCTGGATCCGGGTCACGGACGATCAGAACGTGGCGCAGTTCTTCCAGGCCAATAAATTGACGATGGATCAATACGGCCGGCCGGCGATCGTCAATGATCTGGGCTCGCTCGACGTCGACATCATCATCGACGAGGGCCAAGACACGGTGAACATGCAGGGCGACGCCATGATGGTGCTGCAAAGCCTCGGGCCGCAGTTCTTGCAGCAGTTTCCGGAAATCGCGATCGAATTGTCGCCGTTACCTGCCAGTGTCAAGAAGCCGATGCTGGACAAGATCCAGCAGCAGCAGAACAAACCGCCGCCGCCGGATCCGAAGATGATGGCTGTTCAGGCCAAGTCCCAAATGGACATGCAGAAGAGCCAGGTCGACATGCAGATGATGCAGGCCAAGGCTCAGATGGAAGGCCAGCAGGCGCAGCAGGACGCGGCGCTGAAGATGCGGCAGCAGCAGGTCGATGAGGCCAGCGAAGCGCGCAAAGGCCAGCAGGATGCCATGATCGAGCGCATGCGGGCCGAGAACGAGGCGCAGATTGCGCGCATGCAGGCAATGGCGGAAATCCAGATCGAGCGCATCAAGGCGGCAAGCCAGATGCAGGTCGATCGCGAGCGGCATTCGAACCAGATGGATATGGACCGCGAGAAGAACGCGGCGCAAGTCGAGGCGGCCAGGGCAATGGCCAAGGCCAAGCCAAAGCCGCAGAGTGCCAGTGCCTGAAAACAAGGAAATCATCATGCAGAAATTCATTTTGACCGTCGACATGACGACAAAGCCGATCAAGCCCGGCGTTCACGTTGCGCAGATGCTGCGAGAGGCCGCAGCCACCATCGAGTATCCGGTGGAGATCCCCGATCACGGCCACATGTATTACGCCGATGGCCTGCAAAAATACGAGTGGTCGATCGAGGATGGCGAGCCGGCTGGCTTACGCGAGGACAAGAATGCTCGAAAGGCGTGACTACGCCTACGAGCCAGAGATCGTTGGCCACTTCCGAAATAGTGGCGTGACACCACGTTGGCGGCTTCCGAAATAGCCGCATTGGACTGCACGTTGCCGGCTTCCGAAATAGCCGGCGTTGGCCAGGACGTATCTGGCAGGCAATTCGTATCCGCACGAGACGCGGGCCTGAAGGGATGAACCAATGCCTGAGAATGAGGAACTTCTAAACGAAGACGCATTGTTCGATGACGCGGTTGGGGATGTGGAAGCACAGTCCGAGCCTGCGGCAGTCGAGCAGACCGCGGCAGTAGAGCCGGAAAAGGAAAAAGCAGTAGAGGCAGTGTCCGAGACGGATGACGTCGAGGACAATGGTTCGCCTGTTCCATCCAGCCGGTTCAGACAAGCACAAGAGGAAAAGCGTGCGGCGCGAGCCGAACGCGACGCCTTGAAAGAGGAACGGGACAGGCTGTTAGGTGAGCAGCAGGAATTTCGGCGCTGGATGATGAGCCAGCAGCAACAGCCGAAGCCTGCCGAGCAGCCGAAGCATTCGAACATGCCCGATCCTTTGCTTGATCCGCAGGGTCACGCCGACTACCTGGAAAAACGCTGGGAAGAGCGCGAAGCGCGCGTCGAACAGCGTTTGCTGGGTGAGCGGCGAGAGGTAAGTCTTCTGAACGCTCGCGAAAAATACACGAAAGAGTTTGACGAGGCTTATGAGACTGCAACCAGGCAAGTCGACCCGGTGCTACGGGAGCGCATGCAGCAGTCGAATAATCCCGGAGAAACCCTGATCGGGTGGTATCGCGAGTTGAAGGTGCGCAACGAGGTGGGCAACGATTTGGGTGCCTACGAAAAGAAAGTGCGCGAAAAGCTCCTCAAGGATCCCGAGTTTCGCAAGGCTGCAATGGAAACCTGGCGAGGCGAGGCGAATACTCAGGTCAAGGGTCGTCCCGATTATCAGTTGCCGCCGAGCATGAACGGCATCAGCCGTTCGAGCGCTGCATTGAGAGCGTCGCAGTCGGACCTGTCCGACGACGATCTCTGGGACACAACCACGACCTGAGACTGCGTCACATCCGTAAAAACAACCCGCCCTCGAGGCGGGTTTTTTATTGAGCGTGGGCGGTCTGGGTCTTTTCATTCGAAAGGACTGGCCAGATGGCCCTCACGGCAAACCATGTCAATAATGAACTGATCAAATTCCGCCGGTCGGCGGCGTTTGACTTCCTGCGCGCATCGCGGTTCGACCCCTTCATGGGGCCGGACAGCACCTATCCCATCGTGCGCCTGAAAGACCTTGCCGCGGACGGCAAGGAAATCAACATCCCCCTCGTTACCCAACTCTCCGGCCCCGGCGTCGGCGCCGGCACGCTGCGCGGCAATGAAGAGCAGATCGATAGCTACGGCTTTCCGGTCTGGGCCGACTGGGCGCGCAACGCGGTGGCCAATAACCGCGCTGTCAACAAGGAGAGTTCGTTCTCGATGCGCTCGACGGCGCGATCGCTGCTGTCTGGCTGGTCGAAGCGGGTTGTCCGCGACGACATCGTGGATGCGCTTTTGTCGATCCCGACCTCGGCGGTGCAAGGCAACCGGCTGCTCGCGCCGGGCAACCGCGTCAACGGGGTGCGCTGGTCGTCGGCATCGACGGCGCAGAAGAACGCCTGGACCGCGGCCAATTACGATCGCATCGTGTTTGGCAGCGTGATTGGCAATTACAGCTCGACGTTTGCCACCGGGGTGGGCAATGTCGACTCGACCAACGACAAGATGACGGCGGCGGTTGGCTCGCTGATGAAAGCCCAAGCGCAGCAGTCCGGCACCGATCCGGCCAATCCCGGCATTTACAACGGCCGGCCGAAGATCAATCCATTCCAGCTCAAGAAAACCGACCAGGAATGGTATCTGTGCCTGCTGGGATCGCGCGCCATGCGCGATTTGAAGTCCGACCCGATCATGTACCAGGCCAACCGGGACGCGCGCGAGCGTGAGTCCGGCGCGACCACCAACAACCCGATCTTCACGGGTGGCGGGCTGGTTTATGACGGCGTCTACTATCTCGAAATCCCCGAAATCACTCAGCGCCTGCTTCTGAAGGGTGTTGGTGCAGGTGGTCCTGCGATCGACGTCGAGCCAGTGTTCATGCTTGGGCAGTCGGCCATTGGCTATGCGCTCGGCCAGATGCCGCGGCCGACGCAGCTCGAGGACGGAGATTACGACTTCATCACTGGCATGGGCATCGAGGCCCAGTACGGTGTTGCCAAGGTCGCCAAGGCTCCTCTGTCTACTCTCAACGCCACGGTCGGCGATCTCGTCGATTGGGGCATGGTGACGGGCTTCGTGTCCGGTGTTGCCAACGCTTAAACCTACAACAGGGGCGGGGAGGAATGATCTTCCCCGCCTGAATTTCAACCTCTTACATCTGTCAGGAGAAATCGCAGATGGTATATCGTAAGGACTGGTCACAGGCTCAAACCGGCGGGCAGGGTTTTGCCCGCACCGTGAAGACCCTCGGCCGCAGGATCACTGTCGGCGCCACCGACGACGTCACCGGCAACACCATTGGTGCCTTCACCATCCCGCCGGGGTTTACGGTGACGGGCATCCTGGTGGTGTCCAGTGCGTTTGCCGCCGGCCTGGCGTTCACGGTCGGCGATGCCGGCAGTGCCAACCGCTACCTCACCACGGGCGTGGCGGCGGCCACCAACGTCACGCTGGCGGCAGCGGGACTGCTCTACAAGGCGCCGACCGAAACCGAGGTGATTGTCACGATCGGCACTCAGGCGGCGGGTAACGTCACCGGCACGCTCGATGTGTACCTGACCGGGTTCATCGACAACTGACGGCATCGCAAGAGCGAGCCTGAGGGAACTAACCAAGTTGCCTTCCCGTTTAAGTGCGGGAAGGCGCTTTTCGGAGGAAACAGGATATGACGAGCTTTGCAGTGACTTATCACGGGAAGGACGGCAACAAGACCGCCGAGATTGGCGGGTTCAGGTTTGCCGATGGCGAAATGGTCGACGTGACCGACAACGAAACCAACCGCGCCGCGCTGGAAGAAATGCGGAAGGACAAGGCCTTCACGATCGAGGAAGTCGAGGCGCCGCCGGAGCCG